TTATTTCATCCTATTATCTAATTTTTTCGATAACCGTGTAAATAATATTGAATATAAAAGCATAATAATACATATTAAACCCATCTGAAAAATTATTAATCTAACTGTATTCCCCATTCCATTAAAACCAGATAAAAAATAATCTATATGCCAATATTCCATAAATACATAATCAAATATCATAAAGCCTAAAGCTAGAGAAATCAAATAAGAATTTCGAAAACATTTTATCGTCTCCATACGATTTTTATATAAAAAATATATAGATAAACTTAATGCTATTGGTATAAATATAATTACTAGATAAAACATAGTAACTTCATACATAACCATTACAGATGAAGCCCAAAGGATTCCTGATATAAATCCGAATATAATAGAAAGTATTAAATAAGGATGCTTTTTTATAAACAATACTTTATCTCCTTTATTTTACATTTTATATTGATTATAATTTAAAATATTAAATTATAACATTTGGTATTAATTTAATAATACATGAATTTTTTTACAATTTCTATTGGAGCATTAACTAAAAGTATCGTATATTATTGTAAATTAATTTCAAATAATTATATATTTATTAAGAAGATAGTTCACATCAAATAGAGTGTCAAAAAGAATTATTACAATTTTTATTAAAGTATTACAAAGATAACAAAGGCTTAAACCTTTTATTTACTTAGGTTTAAGCCTTTGTTTATGGTACTCCCAGTAGGAAAACACTGGTTACTTTGCTTAAATATATTTATCTTTAAATATCAATATAAAGCCTAGTGTTTTCAATGTTTTACAAGAATTAAATATATCTATAACAATTTTTATTTTTACTTAAATACAAATAAAAGGGCACCATTTAAGGCACCATTCTATCTTAGTTTTTATTAAGGACTAAAATTTTTGAAACTCTACATTTTGTAATTTATTATCATTGTTTTTTACTGAATTCCAATCTTCAATCCTAAATCCAAATGTTAGTTTAGAATTTGATATAAAATTCATATCTACAGAATAAACTGATTCCATTTTACTTAATGCACTTAAAAATTCATTAGCGTATTTTTTACATGCATCTTCTTGTGTAAATTTTGCATTATCTACTTGGATGCTTATTATGTATCCTTGGTCTGCATTTTTACTAGGAGTAAGTAAATCTAAAGAATAAGATTTTCCTTTAAGATCCTGTGTAACAATCTTGTCTATATCAGTCTTCAATTTATCTTTATCTACTTTCTTTTTTTCTGGCTTACTTTCTTCTTTTTTGTCATTTGTATTGGTAGAAATAGTAGTTGTAGTTACAGTAGGCTTTTTGATTTTCTCCTTACTTTTCATATCAACATTAACAAATATAATACTTATCATTAATGCACATACTAATCCTATATATACCTTTTTATTTCTAAATTTTTTGTTAAATATAGAGATTACACTTAGAATACCCAGAATTGCAAATACCGCAAATGCTATTCTACCGATTGCTAAATACATATTTATCCCCTCCAATCAAATTATATCTAAATTTTAACATTATATTAATATTTTTTCAAATAAAATAAGGCAGAGAGATTTCTCTCCCTGCCTTCATATTAATTTATTCATTTGACTTTAAGAACTCTTCTCTTTGTTCTAGTAATTTTCTTAATTCCTTTATATCGTCTAGTGTAGCCTTTTTATTTATAAAGCTTCTGGCAGATGTTCTGGATTTCAAGTAATTAGAATACTCCTTGTTTTTATCTTCCCATTTTTTATTTGCAATACTTTGCTTTTCCAATATGTTTCCCCCTAACTATACTATACTAATATTAGAATATAATAAAAAAGGGAAGTAGGCAAATTGTTCCTACTCCCCTTAAATAATCTTATATTAACCTTATATACTTTGAGTGTACCCAGCCGCCATGGTCACCAAAGTAAATGTTGTACCATCCGTCTTGCTCGAAGCCTATATGGACTTTATCTCCTTTGTATTTAAGCCCTAAGATTTGTGAGTTGACACTAGCTCCATCTCTTACATTAAGAGCTGTAGCGGTTACAACACCATATAAATCCTTTGGTTTTACATACTCCATACAGATCCAGCCACCGTGATCTCCCCAGAAGATAGATGCCCATCCATCTTTAACGTAATCTATGTGTACTGTAGCTTCTTTAGGCAATGTTCCTAAAATCTTTCCATTTATAGAGTCTCTTACATTAAGAGCACTTGCTGTTACAATACCATATTCATAAGGTCTATTATGTGTAGATTCAGTTGGAGTTGTTTCTGGAACTGAAGGTGCTTCCACAGAGTGTCCTAGTATAGCTTCTGCTATGGCTTTACCTATAGTATCAGGTCCTAATCTTCTATATAAAGCCACGTCTGCTTCTGAATCAGTAAAGCATACTTCTATAATCATAGCTTTCATCTTAGTGTTTCTAATTTCATAGAAGCCTGGTTTTTCTTTAACACCTCTGTCTTTAAATCCTAAGTCCACTAAAGCTTTTAGAACTCTCTTAGCTTCAGGGAAAGAACTGTATACTAACACTTCAGTTCCCATAACTGAGCTTGTGTACTTATAACTATTGAAGTGTATTGAGAAGAATATATCTGCTCCTGCTTCATTAGCTTTCTTAACACCTAAGTACAAGTCTGTATCTCTGTCACATCTACCTGGAGTACAGTTTACAACTGTTTCTCCTGCTGCATTTAAGTATTTTATAACAGCTGCCTCAACCTTTCTGTTCTCAGTAACCTCGTCTATTATATTTGAAGTGCCTGTGGCTTGTTCATTATGCCCTGCTCTTTCTGCTATTTTCATAATACATTACTTCCTTTCCTAATTAAATTTAAAAGAGTAGCCCTTCGACTACTCTGATTTTACTTTCTTTGAAACTGAATTTCCGAAATAGAACATAACTACTCCGCTATAGATTGGAAGAAACTCTTTTACATCCCTTCCTACTATAATGCAATAACTAAATACCATAGTAAGTATTACAGCTATTAGCCATTTTGCACTTGTAACCTTTGTTATAATTCTTTCTTTCATCTAAATCCCTCCATTTTTTAATATTAAATCTACCTTTTTATCCAAATCAGTAATCTTCTCATTCATGTTTTGAGATAAAATCCTATTACTCTCTGAGAGTTCTTGATTTGTCTTAGTAACTCTATCAAGTGTAGTTTCTATCCTTGGCCATACTTTCTTGTACATGAACCAAATAAGTAATATACATAGAGCCACTGGAAAAACAAAAGTATTAAATAAAGTTGTTATGTCATTCATACCGCACCTCGCTTATTAAAAAAATTACAATAAAAAAAGACCTTCTAGGTCTGCTTATTTACTTTCTATAATTGTTAATGTCTCTTGCACCATTTTTTCTAGCTCTATAATCTTACTTTGCATATCTGGATTTACTACGAAGAAACTATCTTTATGGTTATTTTCTACTAAAATGCCTACATCGTCCATCTTAGTAGATGTTACATTTACTCTATATCCTTCTCCAGTCTTTAATACTGAATATCCTGTTATTTTTGTAATCATCATATCTCCTCCTCAAAATTATTTAATATTGCTTCTTGTTCTTTTTCTTGCTGTCTAACTTTATGATCCATAACATATAGCATATCTGCCGTTTGAGATGAGTTTAAAACTGCTTCATCTTCTTTTGATAATCTAAAATCCATAGATACTTTTGGAGTAAGCTCCACTATTTCTAGTCTATCTGTTTCAAAGCCTTTTCTCTTTGCTTTAAGCTCCCATCCAAATAGAAGTCCTGGAGTACCTTCTATTACGAAGTAGCTTTCCAACCTTTCTTTTATCCATAAGTCACCTGGACCATACTTCTGTAAAAACACTTCATATTTGCATTTAGTATTAATAACTTCCATAAATACATCATCTATACTTATATAACAAAGTCCATCTTCTCCTATAGTTCCTTCTCCAATGTCTCCAAAATAGTAACTTGCAGTTTCATATGCATTTATGGCACGATATCCATAATGTTCTGTGTCCTGGATGCAGTTCTTTGAACCCTTAACGTACAAGGCATTAGCACTAATCTTTCCCCAATTACCCATATCTCCAGCACCGACTACGACTTGGCTAGTTGATACAGAATCAGTTTTATAATTAAGCCATAATATTCCGTCACCGCCACGTGAATTTACTTCATTTCTAATAATTTGAGCGTAACTTCCTTCCGCATGATTAGAATATAAGCCATCACCATAAATAGCTTTAGCTTCTAAATTCGCCCATTCTGTATCTATCATATTTCTTATATCTACTTTAAGATTGTTACTGCCAATAATAAACGGCAAGTTATTAAAACTCTCATGAGTAATACCATATGGCTTTAGACCTGCGTTACCACTAGAAAGCGTTACCCCTCTAACAACTGGTTTATTGTGTGGAGCAACTGCGGCTTGTAATCCTCCTTGGGCATAAGTCCATCCATTTCCAGAACTTAATGCTAAATCTCCATAAGTATCATATAACCTAAACATAGCATTTTTAACTGTAAATAGATTCTTCTCTAATTTAATTGATGTAATGTCTAATGCTGTTCCATTACTTATTCCACTAGAAACGCTATTTACAATAGATGTAGGTGTTATTTTCTGTTCTGCAGTACTTATTCTAGTTTCTTGTGCTGCGACTTTTCCATCTATAGTAGTAGTTTTATTCTCTACTGTACTTACTCTAGTAGTTATAGAACCAAGATTAGTTTCTATAGTTGCTACTTGCTGCTTAGTTGTGCTTATATCTTTTGTATGTGTAGATAATGTACCATTAATGGTTCCTATCTGCGTAGTATGTGTAGATAGTGTACTCTCTGTAGAAGAAACCCTTTGAGTTATTCCATTAAGATTAGCTTCTATAGTTGCAGCTTTATCACTTACTGTCTTGACTTCTGCTTTAGTAGCCTTATCTCTCAACTGTGTTTCTATAGTAGTAGTTTTAGTTGTTAGATTAGATACATTTAAAGCTATTTTATCAGTTTCTATTTTTATATCTGACTTAGCTTTCGATATTTTAGTATCTGTTGTAGTTATTACATCTTCTATTGCTTGGTCTACATCTTCTGGTGCGGGTGTCCAGTCTGTAGCTTTGTTACCTTTCTCGACTTTTCTACATTTATATTTAAATTTATTTGATGATTTAGAAGTATCTCCATTTTGAAAACAAAATTGTATGGTGTGCATATCTTCTGTGATAGTAATCGTAATATACCCAAAGCCCTCTGAGTTAGGCGGTATTCGTGTACCCATAAATGACTTTTTGCCATTTTCTCCTCCCTCTTTTGTAAATGTGGTTATTCTCGTTATAATACCATATTGGCTATTCCCTATATAAGCTGAAAAGGTAATTTTATCACCTGTTTTTATACCTAAGTCAGAAATTTGATACATTTTGTCAGTCCAATACCATTGCGAAGTATTTGCTTCAATATATACATTGCTTGTATTTCTTATTAAATTTCTACCACCAATTTCTATTCCATCAACCTTAGCAACCAATTCATTTTTAACTGTAGTAACTGTCTTATCTATGTTAGCCTGCTCTACTTTTAAAGCTATTTGCCCTTTAAGTACACTTATATCCGAAGTAGCTTTGCTTAAGTTGCTATTAACTGTTTTAATCTCTTGATTTATATAGAGTTTACTATCTGCTAAGGCCTTATCTGCTTTCTTTTGTGCTTCTGCTATGGCTGTATCTTTTGCGGCATTTGCCTTAGTTGTTGCATCTGTTGCAGCTGTATTAATAGCAGCATTTTTAGCATTATTGGATTTAGTTGTAGCATCTGCACTCGCAGTACTTATAGCTTCATTCTTCTTTGTATCTGCATAAGCTTTACTGTCTCTAAGAGTAGTTGCTATACTGCTATTTATAGTAGTTTTATCTTGGCTATAGGTCTGTGTATCTACTTTAAGCTTTATGGAATTTTCATTAGCTGTTATCCTAGCTTCTTGTGTACTTAAGCTCTTGCCATGCTCTGTAATGGTGTTAGTTTGCTCTTGTAGCAATACATTAAGAGTTTTATTGCCTACATTCACTACAGTGCTTTCTATCTTCTCTGTAGATCCATTAATACGTCTTACTACACTGTTTATATCTAACTTTGAACTGTCTAAACTATTATTATCTAGCTTATTATAACCATCTGTAAACCCAGCTTTAGTAAGTCCATCTTGTGTAATAAGAACAGTGTTACCATCTGCACCACGTAAAACTAAAGAACTATTGTTGTTATTGTCTATCCCTAACATAATACGTTCATAAAGTTTACCACTCTTACTATCAAATACCTGGAGTTTATTACCGCTTATCTGTAGCCTTCCTCCTGGTCCTGCTACGGTTACTAAAGAAGTATCTAATGTACCACTTCTAACCTTGTTAGCGTTCAAATCTGATATCTGTGCATTACCGATACTACCTTCTAACATCCAACCTTTTAAAGTCTGTAAAAACTCTGTTTGAATGTTGTCTGCAGTAATGTTACCAGCAAGTACATTTTTTAAATTTGCACTATCCGCTTCTAGTACATTTATTTTTGCACTTACTGCATTTAGTTGTGTTATATCAGCTTTATTTATAAGAGCATTATTTATCTTAGCATCTTCTGCTACAAGATTTTTAATGTTAGCATTCACTGCATTTAATTGCTCTATAGTTGCTTTACCTATTAATGCATTTTGTATCTCTGCATCTTGAGCTTTTAATGTAGCTATTTCAGCATTAGTAGCTTTCAAATCACTTATATTTGCCTTATTAATTAAAGCTTCATTAACTATAAGAAGTTCTGTAACCATTCTATTAACCTTATTGCTATTGCTTCCACTGGAGTTAAAAGAATTCTTGTTTTTAGATTCTCCTTTTGCTCCCATTTCTACAGTAAGACCACCAGTATAATTAAACTTTTGGCTTAGGATAGGATGTTTTCTAACCACTCCTTTTTTATCTATAATAGTTACTATATCTCCGAGATCTAAAGATATATCTCCTTGCCACTTCATAGAATATCCTAGATACTTAAAACCATTTAGCTTATTATATATATCTTGTAATATGCTCTCTGTAACCCATGGATTTTCAAATTGAAGTTCCATAGAATCTACACCTAGAGAACCTTTTACTAATTCATTTTCTCCAGCTTTGCAACTAATTTTACCTACTTTGTACTTAACTTCCTCTAAATTAAATGGTGGAATATAGTTGTCTGGAGTAATTGTATATTCTACTTCTTTAGGAGTTACTATAGTAAACTTACCTTCTCTAGTAATAACTGCATTTCCTCCACATAAACTAGCGACATATCCAAGTACTTCTCTACAAGTAAAGCCTTCCAACTTTTTAACATTGTAAGCTGGAAGGCTTCCGGTAAACTCTACTCCTGTTTTATTAGCTAGTTCATTCACTACTTGTTGTAATGTTGCTGTATCTCCTAAGTTAGAAAAGTATGGGATTTCAAATTTTATCATATTATCAAATGCAGTAATCTTAATATTATATTTAGTTTTAACTATATCATCAATATTGTAATATCCCATTAATATATATTCTATTGTAGAGCCTATATTAAGTCCTATTTCAACCTTAATTTGATTAGTAGAGTAAATGGTATCTCCACTATTTAAAATCGTTAAATCAAGCATATTTGAAGGTGTAACACCTATCATAAAACTATCTTGAGGTTGTATATTGCCATCTATTTTTACGTCTACTATATCCTCATTAGTAAATATCCTATCGCCTATAGTTATCTTGCATTGAAACTGCCTGCTTGCTTCTTTTATTTTAGTCTTGAATAATGCACTTGTATTCTGCATAGCCTAACCTCCTCACCTATTTAAGGTCTACAGTTAGACCTCCATCTGCTAGTTTTGATATATTAATCTCTGCATTAGCAGCAACGAACTTCTTAATTATATTTCCTTCACTTATAACTTCTATGATGTAGTTACCTTTTTCTAAGACTGGTTTATTTTCTTCCTGCTCCACCGATGTGGATTCAACGTCTATTATTTCTTTCTTATCTTCCATTACTTATTACCCCCTAATACTTGTTTTTGCTTTTCAAATACTCTAGTGTTAAATGCTGTTATATCAGCTTGACACGTTTCTATATTAGCCGCATAAAGTTCCTTATCTAAAACTGTATGAGAAGTATTCGGAAAACCTTCTCCGTCTGTGTTTATGCTTGCAACCATGCTTACTACAACCTTGTCTTCTATTTTACTTTCGCCTGATATTGTCATACTCTCATTACTTTTTAACATTTTTATCATCCTTTCTTATTTTAAATATTAAAAAAGAGCCTTTTGGCTCTTCATAAACTAAATCACTTATTTTACCTTGTATATATTCATTGCTTTGTATTATATTTGTTTTGTCTAATTCTGATATATCAATATTCATATCATGACTCCTTTAAGACAATTTCTTTAAAATCAACATTATTATTAATAGATGTATCAAATTTAATTCCATTCATAACTGTTTTATTAAATATTTTCTTCATATTATCTATTTTCACCATAGGTTTTGCAGAAAATATACCACGAAAATACTCTTCGTGATCATATTGACCACTTGATAAAGTTATTAATTTAGGAGTTGCACATTTTAATATAAATTTATTGATTTTCAACTCATCTTCATAAAAATATGAGCTTAAATTTAGTACACCACCTTCCACCCCTCCAACTACAATATAAGCTCTCGATTTTCTATATTTTATAGGATCAGCTTCAACTTGCTTTATAATGTTTTTAAATCTTGCCCCAATAAAATTATCTACTTGCTTATATGTTAAATTATGATTTTCTCTTAAATTCATTTTATTATTTAACAAACTTTCTGTTACTATCTTACAGTAGTCTAAGTCACCGGCATATCCTAATAATACATTTTTATTAATTTTAAATATTTTCTCACAATTTTCATCAATAGTAATTTCTTTAGTTAATATGTTGGTAGTAGTTTTTCTTTTTTCACTAGCAAATAAAATAAAGTCTTTATTCCCTATTGCCATTACTAAGCTCATATCTTAACATCCCCTCCCCTTTATGTATTTCTACATTGGAAGGAAATGAACCTTTATCTAGATGCATCTATTTTTCAATAAAATTCATTTTAAGACCACTCCATTTAACTTCACCATTCTTGAATTGATAAGCTGGTGAAGTCCTATCCCCTACATACATTGTTTTGGTAACCATACCAAGTTGAGGATCTGGAAAAGTAACCGTAAAAAAAACACCACTTACTGCTGTAAGTAATGTTGATATTTCACTTTGACTTAATGGTTGCCATTCTAAATTAAGCTTTCTTTTTACTGCAATTCTATCTCTTATCATGTCACCATTAGCATTTCTATTTGTTTCTCCATCTAGGTCCTGTACTGTAACTTCATATGTCTTAGGAGTAGCAATAGCCACTCCATTAATTTTAAGCATATTACCACTCCTTTTATGTTGGTATTAAGGTTATTCCACCTTGTCTTTGCATCTTTCTTAATTGATTTAATGCTACTTTACCTATTACACTACCATCTATCATAAGAACTAAATCCCCATTAGAATTATCATTAGAACCTCCCTGTGGCATTCTTTCAAGGAGCTTACTAGCTAGTAAATCTAAACCACCAGTATTATTTTCTAATGGTACTACTGCCTCTTTACCTGCTTCACCTACCATTGCAAGAGTTGGACTATCTAAAATTCCTCCTTTAGCTAATTGAGGAACATCCATATAATTAATTCGTCCTATATCTACACCTGGTATTTTGTTTATTAATCCTATTGCACCATTTATAGCACGTATAAATCCATTAATAGTATTTGCTGCAAATCTTAAAACGCCATTTATTGCTTTTCTAAACGCTCCGCTTACTGCATCACTGACTGCGCCACCTATGTTAGTAAAAATATCTTTTATGCTACCAAATAAATTGCTAAAAAACCTACCTATAGGACTGAATTTTTCAATTATAGCATTCTTAGCTTCAACAAACTTTTCTCCAAACCATTTAGGTATATTAGTAAAAATCTCTTTTAAATTAGTACAGAAGTTACCAAAGAAATCAATTATGCTTTCTTTTAAAGATTTAATACCATTAAGTAGTCCTTGCATTAAATAAGTACCTATTTCAGCGAAAACCGTACTTGGAGAATGTATTCCGAAAAAGCTTTTTATTGCATTAAGAATTGGATCTACAATATTATCTTTAAGCCAACTTCCTATAGTAGACATTACACTGCTTATTCCTTCAAACAACCCGAATATCAAATTCTTTCCGAATTCAACCACAGTATCCACAAAGTTTCTAAATCCTTCGCAAGAATCATACAACTGTGTAAAGATAGCAATTAAACCAACTATAATTCCAATTATTAATGTAATTGGACTAGTTAAAATACCCATAACAATTGCTACTCCAGCAATTGCAATTTTAACAGCTCCTAAAGCAATTCCTATAATTCCTATAACTTTTGCAATCTTAGATAATGTTTCCTTATGCTCATTAATCCAAGCACCTATTTTGCTTAATACATCTGCAAGCCCATTTAATACATCTACTATTATTCCACCTGTCCATTCTGCTATTGGTTGTAGAATGTTATCCCATAACCATTTACCTGCATCCATAAACACTTCTAAAATTGGATTTAATACTTCTAATGCTCCAGATACTACATTCAGAAAAGCTGGAAGTGCATCTTCTATAGTCCAATGTGCTAATGGGTCTAATATCTCTGTTAAGAACCACTTTATAACTTTACCTATATTATTTAATATAGGCTCTACTGCTTCTTTAATTTTATTAAAAGATTGTATCAATGGGTTAAAGTCAAACGTACCAAAGTAAGCCTTAATCTTATCTGTAAGCTTTTGCATAGCACTGTCAACACTTGTTGTATCAAGTGCTGGTGTAACTAGTTGTGGTACTTTAGAAGCACCTCCACTACCTCCGCCACTATCATCAGATTTATTAGCATTAAGAGAATTTATTTCATCAAAACTTGCTAAACCTAGTGCATCTTTAGCGGCTTTACCTGCTTTTTTAGCACTATCTCCATAAACACCCATAGCAGTTTTTGCATCTATAAGTCCTTGTGTAGCTTGTTTACTTTGTTCAAATGTTTTACCAAATATAGCACTTATAAAACTAGCTATATACTGAGTTGCTACACTCAATGCACTCATTAAAGCATTAATAGCTGGCAAAATAGCTTGATAAATTGGAGTGAATGCAATCATAAGATTAGACTTTATTTGAGCTAATGAATTAGAAAATTGTTCATTAGTCTTTAAATTATTTAACATTCCTAATGCCATGCTGTTTATTCCTTTTGCTATCATAGGAAGTATTATCATCCATTTAAACATTTGTTTAAGTGTAAAACCAATTCCTGTGTTCATTCTGCCTATGCCTTTATTAGCAGTTTTAGTACTATCACCTAGTATCTTTGCTCCTTTACCAGATTTATTAAAAACCCCATAGATATTACTTAAAGTTGATTTAAGTTTGCTAGCACCTCCACTTGCTTTATTTGAGCTATTGCCTAAATTAGCCATCTTATTATCTAAATCAGATAATTTAAACCCTAACTTATCTGATTGACCAATTAATTTATTTATGTTAGCCTCAGTTTTTAATATTTGGTCTTCCAATGTATTTCTTTGATTTTGATTAAAGCAATTATTATAAGCTTCTTTAAGTTGATTTAATTTTAATTTTTGTTGTTCTATTTTTGCATTTATATTATCTAGCACTGCAGCAGTATTATCTATTTCAGCTTTTAGCTCATCAACATTTGCATTATCAATAGATGGTTTAATTGGATATACTCTAGGCATTGGTGGAGCTCTCGGAACTGATGTAGGTACAACAACTGTTCCGTTAGGTGAAGCTTGATTTTCTGGAATATTAGGCTTAGGAACTTTAACATTTTTAGTAATTGCAAGTATTGAATCTATTGTAGATTTAACTGTTGCTTTCATTTCGTCAAGAGATGCTTTTACAGTATCATTTATAGCTTTCATACTTGCATCTATACTATTTTGTAGCACATCAAATATACCTTTTGTACTATTTTTAAATGTTGCTTCTATATCCTTGCCAATTTGATTAGATACATTGCCAATCTGATTTCCTAAGTCTGATTGAACTTCTAAATCAAGACTAATCTTTCCTACACTATCACTCATCTTTTCACCTCTCTTTATACAAATTTTACCTAGTACTAATATGGAATATTTTATATAATTTAGTTATTAGTATTTTATAGGAGGCATTTATTATGATAAAAAATTTTTTTTCTTATCTATATAAAATATTTAATTCTTTTAGAAAGAAAAACGTAAAAAAAGAATTAAGTTTAATCGATAACTTGTCAGATGGTTGGCAATTTGAGAATTACACAGCAAATCTTCTAAAAAAAATAGGATATTCTAAAGTAATAGTAACTAGCGGCTCTGGAGATTATGGAGTTGATGTATTGGCTTCAAAGTCAGGAGTAACTTATGCAATTCAATGTAAACTATATTCTTCTTCAGTTGGCAATAAAGCTGTTCAAGAAATTGTAAGTGGCAAAATATATTACAATTGTGACAAAGCTGTAGTGATTACAAATAATTATTTCACTTCTGCAGCTCAAAAATTAGCTTATGCAACTGGAGTTGAACTTTGGGATAGGAGTGTTTTACAACAATTAATTAAGCAATCCGGAAAATTCAAGAATTTTAAAGAAAGTACTGTTTCTGTTGTAAATCCTTTAACTAAAGTTGAATTGTCATTTGATTGTGACGACATATATTTACTAGATGCTATAAACTACTCTTTAGATCAAAAGAATATATCAGTATCAGATATTCAACGAAAATTTAGAGTTAAATATAACTATGCAGACTATTTAATATCTAAAATGGTTGATTTAGAAATATTAGTTCATGATAAAAATTCTCATAAATATAATGTAATACTTACTCGTAAAGATTTTTTACTTAAATATAATAAGAGTGCAAAATAGTTATGCACTCTTATTATCCAAAGGCTTTTGCAAATATTTCTTGTACTTTCTTTATTTCTTCTTCTTTCTCTTCATCTGACATGTCTCTAATTGGATTTACTCTATTTCTCCAATCATTACGTATCTTATGTTGTTCTTGAGTAAAATTCTTTAATACATCTTTATTTTCTTCACATCTAATGCTTACTATTTCTCCTAATGGAGTCTTTGGCATTATTCCAGTTAATAAAGTACAAAACTCATTCCATGTCATATCATCATTTCTTAAGCGAATTCCGTATTGCATAGCAAAGGAGGCTTCTATTAAATCAAAGTCCTCTACTATGTCATACCATTTATTTTCTGGGATTTTTTCTTTCCTTTTTTGCCTCTTTCTCAATTTCTTCTAGCTCTACATCCCCTATTGCTGCCATTATTGTATTTATAACTAAAGTATAATTAGGCATACTTAACTTTAAGCTTTCTATATACTTAAAAGCTTCTTCTCCCAATCCTACTTTAATAATCTTTTCTAGTCTTTCATCTTCTTTTACATTTTCATCATCAGCTAAAGCCATTATTTTAAAAGCTGCAGCTTTGCTATTATTAATTTTAAATTCATGATCTTTATCTATCTTTACTACTGGTTTTTGATTACCATTCTCTAATCTGCTTATAATATCATATACTCTTGCCATTTATATCATCCTTTCAATAATAAAATAGTGCTACTAGTTTTACTAATAGCACCTAAAATTTATGCTGGTAAACTTGCTGGTGTATATGTTGGTTTACCATCACCTTGCATATCAAATTCAAGAGGTGCAACGTTTGTACTATCTCCACCGCCTACATTCTTAACATTAATTACACAATCAAAGGCTAATTTACCGCCATCCGGAAATTCTATCTCTCCTTTTGTGCTACAATCTAATCCATCTTTCCATGCAATGTTAGCTACATAATCATTGCCCTTATCCCCAACATTTCTTTTTCCTTTTAAACCTATACTGAGCTTCTTACCTGTCATTAAAGCTCTTGCCCAGCCATCTGTATCCATTGGAGTCCATTCTTCTACTGTTCCATCTATGCTGATAGAGAATGACTCCATATCAGCTATAACTGCCATATCTGATGGTGATGTGCTTTCTTTTCCTTTAGTTCCAACTTTAAATTTAATATTATATACTGGGAATACTCCACTAAATGCCATTTATATCATTCCTTTCATAATAAATTATTGCTTCAATTACATATTCAATAATGCCTTCACTATCAGTACCTACACTTATAGGGTTAGATGTTTTCATATCAAATTGTATTACTCTCTTACCACCTATAAATCCATATTTACCAAAGAAAGCATTATATACTTCTTGTGCTTTTTTCTCTGCTTCATCCGAATTTTTACCCCAATGTACTAAAACAGAAATAGATTTAGTGGTATAGCTTGTGTTAGCTAAACCTCCAATAGCTATCATTGGTTTAGGTCCTACAGTATTATAAATCGTTATACTCTTTTCCTTATCTCCAATCTTATTTAAATACCATTGAGGACATTCTATTTTCTTTTTTAAAAATTCTCTTATTTCACTTAATAACATTATTTAATCAATCCTTCGCTAAGCATTTTTAGAAATTTAGAATAGGTATCTATTATGAATTGCTTATTGTCTCCGTATAAATAGCTATCCATCCATTTCCCTTGAGCATTAGGGTTTTTATCCTTCCTGAAGTTATACTCTGGATGCCAATATAATCTACGTGCATAAGGAGTATCAAAAACTATCCTCATAATACAGTTCGTTAATTCAGACCTATCTACAAAGGCACTATCTTCTAATGTACTCGTATCTTTAGGAACTACAGCACTAGTCTTAATATCACTTAAAACCGCATCTGCTGTCATTTCTAAAGCTTTCTTATGTGCTTCAATTAACCTATTTATCTTAGTGTTATCTATTTTTACAGATACTTTAACACTCATTACTGTAAATTCAATTCTGTACTAAAGATAGTGCCATCTGGATTTAGAGGACTTTCAATAGAATAAATCTTTTTCTTTATTCCACTTACTATTACATATCCTTCAAATATACCATCATAAATAGACCCTTCTATTACAGCTTTACCACTTAATAAAACCAACTGTCTTTCTGCATTAAGAACCTGTCTAGACTTATCAGTATAGATACATTTACCCTCAAATAGTTTCTTTTCCTCATAATCTCCATCTGTATTAGTTCCTTCAAACCATACTTCTATAGGTGTGTTGGCTAAGAACTTGGGGAATGGTAATTTCAATCCCATATTACAACCTCCTACAAGTTAATCCAGTTTGTTTAAGATAATTAATTACTTCTTGTGTAGTGGTTATGCCATTAACCTTCTGTGCATTAAAGCTAACTGATGTACTACCAGCACTAAATCCACTTAAGGGCATATTAATGTATTCCCCATACTGTTCAATGAACTCTGCATGGATACATATGGCCTTTTTAACCTTATCCTTTTGAAACTCTGTAAGATTATTAAACCCCTTACTATTAATTCTGTTATAAGTGAGTGTATCAATTTGATCTGATGCTCTTTCTAACTTTTTATTTATAGAAACCTCTGGAAGAATAGTTCCTCCAAAGGTTTCCTTGTAATATGTGCTGTCTACATAAGACATTTAATCACATCCTTAAACTAAAAGAAGGATACTAATTAACACCCTTCCTTAATTCCTTAATTTCTTCTTTAAGCTTTTTATTTTCATTAGTAAGCTTTGCTATCTTTTCTTCTAAAACTTTATATTCCTCGTATGAAACTGACTTTCCAGCTCCATATTCTATAACTTTTCCGTCATCATCTATAATGTCATAGCCTTGTGCTTGATACATAGCTTTTTGAGTTTCATCTATTGTATAAACCTTATTACCTCTAGTTGCTTTCATGCTATCCCTCCTACGCTTCTGCTTCTGCATTTATAGCAATACCAGTAGCTTTATTTTTAATTAAGAATGTATCACCAAATTCCCTAGTTTGATATACATATTTATCTGCTGTTCTTGAATCAGTACCAGGAGTAAATACTTTCATATATGCATATTTCTTTCTAGTAACTTGGCATGATGGATGAATCAGTATCATATTAATTTGCTTTGCATCACCTGCAGCAACACAACCATTAGTAAAGTCATACTTAGTTTTCATTCTTCCAGATGGAACTTTCTTTATTGTTACATCATCTAATGAATAAACCTTTCTATCTATTTTCCCATTGTTGTTATTAACATCAACATTTCTTGTTAATCCTTCTGCATTTTTAAGCATTTTATTTATTGTTGGTATTACATATAAAATTCTACCTTCACTTGGTACACTATTATCGTCCATCTTTTCCATTTGAGTATCAAACCAATCTAATATATTAGCTGTAGTTAATACTGTATTATCAATAACAGCTCCATTAGATGCATATGTTTTAGCTTCTGCATATAACTTAGAATATCTATAAGAATCTCTTTCTGGAATAGCTTGTTCTGTTTCAAATTCATTTTGAATATTTGCTACCTCTAAAACTAGATTAGTTTCATCTATATCCATTGGATCTAAAGCAAATTCTATATCTCTATCATGTGCTAATTTCTTTGGTTCCCATTCATTTGATATAGTTCCAGTATTAAAGCCCATGTTTCCTCTATTATGGTCTTTGTATCCACTTACTGTAATGCTAGGTAACTTAATAGTTTGTGCATTAATAAACTTAACTTGTGGGTTAGATTTCTCTAAATCATAAGATGTTAGTTCCCTTTTATATTTTTGTTGTAATTCTCTTTCAAATTGTTCAGCATAACTATATACTGCCATTAAAAATCATCTCCATTTCTTATTTTATTTGTTTCCAAATGCTCTTGATAAAGCATCATTTACATTGTTTTTTGTTTGCTCTGCTCCTGCACCAATCTTAAAGCCTTTATTCTCTTCTTGTTGTTGCTGTTCACCTTTAAAGCTTGGATATTTCTCTAGCACCTTATCAATAGCCTGTTCAATGTTTAATTCATCTGTAACCATTGCTTTTGCTAGTACTACTACATCATCTACAGAATCTGCTACAACTCCTTTAGATAAACAAGTAACCTTTGCTTCAAGTGCTGTTGCTTTTTCTTCTGCTGCTAATCTAGCTTTTTCAGCATTAGTTAAAGCTTCATTTTTCTTTTCTTCTTCTGTCTTTTGACTTTCCTTCCAATCGTTATAAGCTTTTAATTCCTCTTTGCTTGGTTGCTCTTTCTTTAATCTAGCAACCCTTTCTTTTAAAAGATTATCAACATCAGCTTGTGTAAAAGTCTTTTCTTCTTGAGTAGTTTCTTGTGTATCTGCTCCAGTTTCTGCGGTGTCTGCCTTACCGGTATCTGCTCCACCATTTGCTCCTGTATCAGCTTCCATTAATCTACTCATTCTTAAATTTTCTAAAAACATAAATACCTCCATTTATAGCCTGTCGGCTGTTATTTCCTTGCACAGTTTAGAGCCTTAAGCATGTTTTGGGCAAAATAAAAAGGCCTTACTAGCCTTAATTAATCACTTCATGTAGGGCAATAACCACACCTCGGACACCGCGGTCCATTAAATCTTATCCCACAAATTGGACATACATGCATTATTCAACTACCTCCAATTACTCTTTTTAAATTTTCTACTTCTTTTCCTATATCGGTTAGTATCAAGTAATGTATTAAAAGCAATTGCCTTTAATTTTCTAAACATTATCCAACTACCTCCCAATCTTCTGCTAGCATATCAGCCTGTGATGCAAGCCACCCAATCTGTACACCAGATGTTCCAACAAAAGCAATTGCCTTATTTCCGATTGCATCATGGTTGCAATTCACTAGTTCTCCATTTACGTTCACATAGCTTATAGCAGTTGCTAATTCAATGTACTGATTTTTGCCATTCCAGCCCTTTCTTGCTGTTTTTTTACCTTTTTTAACTTCTTCTAATGCTTTACCAAAATTCATTTTCTTTTCCTCCCTAATTTTAAGCATAATAAAAGCACCTACTATTTAACCTAGTAAGTGCTTTCTAAAAATCTAATCCTACTAATGTATTCTTTTCTATTGCTAATTCCAATGCTTGCATTAATACTTCACAGTTATTATTCTTTGCTATGCCTAATGCTATTTTTAAATTCTCCTCTTTAATTTCTTCTGACTCATAAACATCAATTAATAAGTCGCAACTGTCATTTATTTTATCAAATATACCTGTTTCATATATTTTATCAAACTCTTTTTCCACTATCGCATATACCTTTATATTTGGAGAATCCTCTTTACCGAAATCATACTCTTCTATCCCATCTTGATTTAAAGGTACTGATATATAATATAACCTATCCATTTTTATTTCTCACCATCCTTATTTTTAAAATGTGTTAAAGGCTCATACTCCTCTTTACTTCTTCCTTTTTGCTTTCCGTTTTCTATTTTATTTGTTGGATTCTTTCCTTCTAAATCTAAGTATCTTCTACGTCCTTTTAAACTTGTATCCTCTATTCTAAAATAATTACCTTTATTATCATAAACTATTTGTATATTTGAACTTTTACTTTTATAAATTGTTTTTCCTTTTTCAACTCTTTCAATAATCTCATAATCAGGGGTGAACTTATTAATTGCCTCCTTAAGACTAGCCTCTCCCCAATACTTTGAAAAGTCTTCTGCTCTTGAAGCTCCATCTCTTTTAATTTTAACTCTTTCATCATATTTTTTCAAATATTCATTATGTTCTTTAAGGTTAAATTCTTTTACATCTGTTCTACTATTATTTATTCTTAACTTAGGATTATTTTTTATATGTTCCTTTAATTTATTTTGCAATGTTCTAACATTGTTTGCTGCTTTTATTTTATTTTCTTCATCAACTGATCCTACTTCAATCCTTTTCCACTTTCTTATATCTCTTTCAAGTGCTCTCTGCCTTTGTTCTGCCTCATATACTTTTATGGCTTCCTTACCATCTGGAACTTTCGGAAGTCTTGTTACTCCTTCAAAATAAGTAATTAAGGAATGTCTACAATTAGGATGTAGTAGTCCTTTTTCTATGGCTTCACTTACCAATTTATACTTATCTCTATATTTCTCTATATACTCTTTATTAGGATGACTAAATACATCATCTATAAGTATTTTCCCTTGCCATGGTTCACACTTAGGACAAGTATTAGCATGAGCACTGACAACTACTAAATGTATTCCATATTCATCTCTCTTACTGCCTTCTCCTAAAAGCATGGCTCTATGATTGGCTGTTCTTAATGCCATTTCTACATAACTTGCTATATTAACATTAGCACCATTCTTATACTGTATAGAGTTAATACCCTTATCTAAGAAATCTTTAGTAGACATATCTATAGCTTGATTTAATGTCTTAGCACCATTCTGCAAATACATATGAGTTTTAAATATAGTTTGCCTATATACATCATCCATCTTTCTAAGGACTGCATATTCAGCCTTATTTAGATCATTATTAACTGATTCCATTAAAGCCTTAAGTTTCTTCTCATTAACACCAAAAAACCCTTCCTCTCTTGGTGCTTTAGGAAGTTCTTCTGTATTCTGCGATTCCTTAGGAGTTTTAGCTTCTATTTCTTGATGCTCTGATATCCCATTATTTGATTTTTTAACTTCTTCTTTTATCTCATCTTGTGGAAACTTTATCTCTCCAGTAATATAACCTTTATGTGTTTCAATATTTTGTTGTCCTTTATCAAAACTTTGTTGCAATGTTTCTTGAATTACTTTCTCGATTGGAGCATTATACTCACCTAGAATATCCTTATTCCTTTTTCTATACTTCTCCATCTCTCTAAGCTTAACTAATTGCCACTGTTCAAAACGGAATCCTTCTTTTTCTTCTTCTCTTTGATGAAAATAAAAAGCCTTATGCATAGAAGATATTAGATCCAGTTCCATCTGTTCGAATATCTTTCTTATGTTATAAGACTTATCTCTTTCCTTCTTGGCTTCATCCTGCACATATTTTTTAGTAACCTTCTTAAGTATGTCTTCTATTTGGGTAGGCTTATTCTTCTTGTCCATCTAAATCATCCTCATTTTCTGTATCATTCGGATTATTTAAATCTTCTTCGTCAACAACTTTAGGTTCTTCTGCTTCAATCATTCCATTTTGTTCTTTTATTCTTTGAACTTCTATAGCTTTATCTGCATCACTCCATGTATCGCCATACATTTCTTCTACACATTGCTCTATAGACATTACTCCATAGCTTTTAGCTTTACCAACAGTTTCTACTACTGCATCAAAGCTAGGTGAAGCATACTCACCGAATACTATTGCCACCTCATATTCTCCTGGAGTCTTATTATTAAGTACATCATTAGTCTTTAATATAATATCAACTAAATGTGGTATTACTTCTGTTAGTATATCTACCATCTTATTCCTAGTGTATAGAGTAGTCTTTTCCTTTTCTCTTTGTGCTTCTGCATTATCTGTCTTCTTAAGGTCTATTCCTAATGTAGAAGGACTTATAATACCTTGCAAGCACATGTCTATTGCATTAGCGTAACTCTCTACATATGCTAAGTAGTTTATATCTGCTTGTTTCATGTCGATTTGATTACTTGCATCTTCTGCAAAACTTGAACCTATCTTAATAAATTTATTGTCAAAGCTATTAGGCTTCATCAATTCACCTGTAATAGGATTCTTAGGTATTAAATCTTCCGGAATATACTTTTGTACCCTACCATCACGAATTGCATCTATCCACTGTGATATAACTTCATCAAGTGCATCAAATGAATCTGATTTACTATCAAATATACTCTTTCCTCGACCTTCCCACTTAGGAGACTTAAAGAACATCAAAGGAACTGACATAATGAAGTTACCATTAAAAGTTACATTCAATAAATCTGCTGTTTCTTCTAAAGTATTTAGGGGTACTTCATTATCCATATCATCATATAATTTATACTTAACATATCCTATACCATAAATTTCTACTAGTTTGTATTGTTTATTTTTCTTTGCATAATAAGTATTGAATTTAATTTCCTGTAACCTTCCTCTTTTAGTCACATATTCAACCTTATCACCCTCATAAAACTCTATGATTGGATATTTAGATATATCTTCATCAATAGATATTTTAAAAGCTCCATCACCAGCTACTAAAGTACTAGCAATCATATCACCTATATTATCATCAAACTTATTGTCTTTCCTTATTTCTTCCCATATGTTATTAAATTCATCTCCAGTAACTTCTATACTATCTATATCAGAAACTACTATGTCACTTAATCTATCAGCTATCATTGCTGGCATACCACTGTGTATTTTTCTTATATTTAAATCCTCACTTGGTACCGCACTCCAAAATCTAGCTTTATTTACTGGATCACTGCTTATATTCTTAAAGAATTGCTCTAACTCATAAGCTTCCCCTCTATACCATAGCTTATTTCTAACTAAATTAGATTCATAAGTGTAAGCTTCTTGTATAGTTATAGGATTAGATATCGCTGGCTGAACATTTAAATATTTAATTGCTGCTTTAGTTAACATTCCTTTAAACCACCCCACTTTTACTCCTCCTTATAATCTCCTATCATCTTTCTAAAAGGTATCCATGCATACTGACTAGAGTTAATTGTATGGTCATTAGCATCTTCTGGCTCATCCTTATCCTCTTTCCATGAATAAGTTTCCAACTCTCTTATATGTTCTTTGCAAGTATCAACCACATAATAGAATACCTGTGTTTCATCACTTCCCATCCAACTTAATAGGAAGTTAATTCTATCTATTATCTCTACTTTCTTATATGAATTAATAAAGTTATATAAATTAGGCTTTTGCCTTTTTAGTTTCTTAAGTTCAGTAATAGTTGCTTGGTCTGCACTATCAACAAACACATCTCTAGCAAATCCCCATTCTTTTCTGTTCTTCTCTAAAAACTCAACAAATTTTACTGCTGTATCACTTGGAGCTAATGGCTTTTCTTTATTGTCCTTATTGTTGTAGGTTTCTTCGCTTAAATAAAATAACTTTTTATCAGCTGTAATTCCCATAAAAGTCATTGCTATAGTATCATTGGATTGACTTGAATAAGAAGTGTCTAACCCAGCTGTAAATTGTATAAATCTTATTTTTTTATCTTGTATCTGTTTCTTTATTTTAGCTTTAGTTGTTAAGTTTCTAGTTCTATCAAAATTGCAAAATATTAATCCTGTTGCCCTTCCTCTTAAACCTAATATCTTATTCTTATATAGCTTAGTACCTTTCGGAGCTGATAGCTTTTTCTTCTCAATATCAGCTTCACTTAAAGATGCGTTATCATAAAAAGAAAAGAACCAGTAAGTCCAGTTCTTCTTCTCTTCACTATTTAGCTGTTCAAGTATTTCACTTGGTACATCTTTTTTATACTTTTCTAAAGGTCTACTGCAATTTATAAATTCACTATATACTGGCAAATTAGGATCATCTGGATTAAGTGTGGCCATAAGATAATCATTTCTTGTACATATCTCTCGTACAAAATCTATATCTGCTGTATTAATTTCATCTATAAGTACGCATCCAAATTGAGAACCTAGGGCCATTTTCCATTTATCTTTATTATCATAGCCTAAAACATATATTATTTTTTCACCATTAGGTGTTTGATATCTGATATGTGGTATTTTATTATCTTTATCACCGTTACCGTTATACTTAACTAAATCTCCAAATACATCACATATACCATATTCTTTCTGGATTAAGTTCTTTTCTGCTACGCCTGTTGTCTTAGATGCTATTATATGCATTTTTTTATTTGACTTGGCAACTTTAAGCATAAACTTAACAAGACCAACTGTAGTCTTTCCTGCCGCTGTTGTACCTTCCAAGAACTCAACTGGTGCATTATGTTCTAAAAAGTCTAAGTATTTTTCTGATAATGGGTAAAGCTCTTTATTTTCTTCATTACTCATTCTTCTTACCTAACTGATTAAGTATAGAATCAAGCTTTTGGGTAGAATTTATATTTGCATTTACATCCTGTTCTACCTTTTCCACAAACAGTCTATATCTCTTACCTAATAGTTCAGCTGCTTTTGTTCTGTCCTGGAGTGAAGCATCTAACCCAAACTGGTCCTTTTCTTCTCCTCGCATTACTTTTGTGAGATACTGGAGGACTTCTTCACCTTTTGCTATTCGCTTTTCGTCTAAAACCTTCATTCTTTCTTCTATATATGATTTAATACTAAGTTTTTCTAAGTTCTGACTTCCTTGTACATTAGGTTTTTTATATCCTGCTCTCCTTGCTGCTTCTGTAGCATTGCCAGTTTCTATATAATAATCTGCAAATGCTTGTTGCTTAGGTGTAAGTTTCTTATCCATTGTTATCACCTGCCTTTAATATTTCTATTAAATCTTTTAACAGGTCTACTTTGTTAAAAACTATATCATAAACATCATTTTCTTTTCCTCTAGGTCTACCATAATGAATAATATACTTTGTAATAGGCTGACCTTCATCTCCATAAAACTGTTCATGATTAATAAGTGGCATCAAGCATTTAGCTTTTAATGCCTTAGATACTTTATTTATTACTGTCTGTATTCTGGCCATAATGCCACCTCACTTTCTATCTCTGCCTTAAAGCCCCTTTAACTCTCTTATAACTTCTTTCCTTCATACATTCTTTTAGATTATCTGATATAGTTTCTTTCTTAACTCTCTTACTTGAACAATAAGGACACACTAAGTATCCCTTTTGTTTCTCTAATTCCTCCGATAGTAATACAAACTCTCTACTGCAACTATTACATTTATAACTTGTATAGATACTTAACATGTTCTCACTTCCTTTTATGTAAAATAAAAAGAACCCTATTTCTAGAGTTCTTTTAATTGATTAATTACTTATTTTGTTCTAAAATGCTCTTACATAAAAATGCATTTGCTTTTAGCATCTGATTATATTTTTCTTCGTGTTCAGGAGTATTTTTAAATCCATATACAGATCTTAATCCCCCAAATATTTGATAATCATTTTCTTTTTCATTGTATGTAAATCTTGCTACAACTTCATTAGCTTTTTGAAATTCAAGTGTTACCACTCTGTTCTCTCTATCAAATTTTATTTTTTGATTGAATAACTCCACATTCTCGCCTCCCTTCAATTTTACAATTCTACACCAAACTGTAAAATCCTTCTAAAAAAGCATCTACAGCCTAAGCCATAAATGCTTTTTATATAAAACTTGAAAGGAGGCTACTAATATATTTTTCTATAATACTATTATAAACCTTCTATTTTAAGAAATCTTATAGACTTCCTATAGATTTTCTATAGTTTCTCTATAATCTTCCTAGGATAAGTACTTCTCCATTTTCTCAGCTGCTTCATTTTCTATTTGCTTAAGCCTACTATAGCTTTTATGAAGTTGATTCTCTATCTTCCAATACTTTTTTAACTGTATATGTGCTAGTTCTATTACTTCTCGCTCTTCTTCTGTTAATACACTTATAGCATTTTCTATACGCTTTACTTCTCGTTCTTTTATAGACCTTTTTCTAATTAGATCTTCTTTCTTTTCCATGTACTTGTCTGCCTGTTGCTCTACTGTAGAAGTAATCTTATATGTCTTGCCAGTTCTTTCTTCTGTTCCTTGTCCTGTTATCCCTAGCATTTCATCTTCTAATTCTTGTAACTTTATATCTGT